ATGAGCTATATCACCACAATGTACAATTAAATCAACTTTTTGTTCACGCAAACAAGAATAAATTTGTTCAAAAATATTCTCATATTCTTTATGATATTTATAGTTTCGGATATGAGTATCACTTATATGACAAATTCGCATTTATTTTCCTCCTACCCGACATTCATTATTTATAACAATTGATATTACACAACGAGAAATATAGTCTTGTCTTATCTTCAAAGAAAAACCCCTTGTGTTATTAATAACACAAGGGGCTTCATCTGTCAAGCTAATAATTTAGTTTATTCTCTGGCAACCGCATTGGGTCATAGGCAGGTACTTGTTTTTTCGTTGCCTGGATTCTTATAGCCTGTCCGCGACCTCACTCCCCAAGATTCGTTTAGCGGTTTAGACATCGCCGTTTTGAACATTGAATCTATAGTTTGCCTTTTTTGCTATCATAAACTTTACGCCAAGTTACTTTCTTATTATTTAACCACCATTCCTTCCTGCCGTTGGAATATTCAACAGCCGGGCCGTCGGTTCGGTGACGCTCACCATTCAACCACCATTCCTTCGTGCCGTCGGACCTTTCAACAGCCGGGCCGTCGGTTCGGTGATACTCGCCATTCAAAAGCCATACCTTCGAGCCGTTGGAATATTCAACAGCCGGGCCGTCGGTTCGGTGAAGCTCACCATTCAAATACCATACCTTCGAGCCGTTGGGCCATTCAATAGCCGGGCCGTCGGTTCGGTGAAGAATACCTTTCAACCACCAAAACTTCGAGCCGTCGGACCTTTCAACAGCCGGGCCGTCGGTTCGGTGAAGAATACCATTCAACCGCCATTCCTTCGAGCCGTCGGAATATTCTTTCATTTCGGGTACGTCATCGCCTTCTTCGTTCATATTATAATTTTCATTTAATAATGATAATTCTTCTTTAATGATCTTTTTAAGCTGTGCCCTTGTTATCTTCATTGGAAGTCTCCTTTATAAAACTTAAATAGAAAGTAATTTTTCTAATAAATAGTTATCTTTTTCATTTAACGACGCGTCTTCTTTTCTTATTTTAAACTCGCTCCTTGACATTATTGCCACATCTTCATAACCATTGGTATCTATACTATAATTCTCTATGCCATAAAAAGACAATAAACGGCTAATTGCTTTACTTTTCTTTTGCGCGTCCGAATCGAGAGCAAGAAGAACTTTTGCTTGATTTTTAACTAGTGTTTCAAAAATAACTGAACTATCGCGAAGAGTCGAACCAAGAAGAGGAATGGCGTTTCCAGCCTTTATAGCATCAAACACACCCTCTACTAATATTATTTCCTCGTCCCATTTTAAATAAAGTTCGTTAAAAATAATATTTCTACTAATAGGTGGATTCTTATATCTTGGCCAACCAGAGTTATAAGAACGAGCAACATAATAATTAATCCACCCATTTTCATTAAAAGAAGGAATAATGATTCTTTCAGCAAATTCTCCTTTATCACAATATCCTATTTTCCATTTTAGAATATCTTTCCTTGTTATTCCTCTTTCATGGAGATATTTTAATGCTGGTTTATGACTATCTGGTAAATTTTTATTAACCAAAGAAATAAAGTCGTCTGGTAAAGATACTCTTTGTTCTGCTATTACTTCTGGTTGTATAAAAAGAAAATCATAGTCTCCAATATCTACTTTATCATTAAATTTGGACCAATCTTTTTTATCTTTTTCATTTCCAAATTTATTAACAATATAACCTAAATTATTGCCGGACTTTCCACACTCGGCCCTCCAACACTTCCAGCAACCTTTTTGAATATTAATAGATAATTTCTTTTTTTTATCATCACAAAACGGACAATAAAATAGAATTTCTTTACCAGAGTAATAATGAGAACCTAAAACAGATTTTATGATTTTTTCTTTTTCTTCTATCATTCAACACCAGCTTACAGTAAAGAATAACACGCCGGCTATCTGAAGTCAAGGCTACTTGTTTTGTTTGATAAAGCCGGCTTTAGCAATAATAATTGAATCAGCTTTATCATAACATTCTGGTTTGGGATTTCCGTGTTTTGTATATTCTATAATAAAATTTGTTTCATTTTCTAATAAATATTTTAACACTACTTCTTTTGCTTTTGTATTTTTTGGGACTATAATTCCACAAAGTTTTCTAGCGGATTTTGCGTCGATATATTCCGGTTTAATGTTAAAAATATCATAAACAAACCAAGATACAACCCCATTAAAACGAGATAAAGTTGAAAGAGTTTTTGCGCTGGAGAATCCTGATTTAAAAGACTGGAGTGATTGTTCAATATAAACTGCTCTGATTTTTCCTCCATAAACTCTTTCGATTTCTTTAATACCTTCTTCAATAACTTTCGCTTTTTCAAAAAAATCATTATACTTCCTTAAATCCCAAACATTATTTAAAATAATATTTCCATCTTCTATAATAGTATAACCGGTTATGCTAGAACTTACATCCAATCCAATCAACATTCTAGAAATCCATTTTAATTTTTATGGTTAAATCTCTATCTTCTGTCTTTTTAACCGGTTTCGCCAATGAAGCAACACCAATTAGTTTTTTATTTTCATCATAAATTCCAACTTTGGTTATAAATGTTGTTTTTTTGAGAGAACCTGTTGGGTCTGTATAAGAAGAAGAATGGATATTTTTAATATTAAGTTCATTTTCTTTATAGAAATTTCCACCAGTTATAGGATAATAAGAAGCTGTTTGATTATATTCAATATAGGTTGGGTTATTAGTATAATTCAACTCACCTCTATTAGCGTTTGTTAACATCGTTATATTTGGGATTTTATGAGTACCAGCAAACTTTATTTCATATGAAGCTGAACCATTTGTCAAGCTAGAACCTGTATCAACATTATCTTGGGCTCCCATAGCAAATCTAACCCATCTTGGATTTGTATTAACAGAGGTATCTAGATAATCTTTATCATTCAAGGTTGGTCCTGAATCCAAATCCCAAGAACCAGTTAAGATAATAATTCCTTCGTTATATAAAACCACGCCGGCTATCGAATTGTCATTAGAAGTCGAATAAGTACCTGATTCTTGTATTAAGGCGCCATTATAGTATTTATCTGTCAACCTTCCCGCTAATGTACCAGTAATATAAAAATTTAATTCAACACTTCCTTTTTTAATCTCGGAGCCATAAAAAATTGATGGAATATCGATTAAATTAACAATATCAGTTGCTTTATTTGGAAAAGAATAATGTTGTCCTAATCTTGTAGCATAATTTAAACTATTTTTTAATGCGCTTCCGGTATGATTTGAACCAAAAAAACCGGATGTTAGGTCTGCTGATGTTAAATAAAGTTGTCTTGTTATACTAGCAGATAATTTATAACTACCTGTTATAATATCGCCATTATTATAATTGTGAATAAACTGCTGTCTTGTTATATTTTTAAATGCTGTTTTTTGTAATCCCTTTTGAACGAAAGGATATATAAACCCTGTATCTGGCACATTCTGCGATGAACTTACAGATGAAGATGGGCCTATTACAGCAGTAAGGTCACTGTTAACAATTCTATCAATATTTAATTCAAATAAGTTAACATAGCCAGCAGGAACATTTGGAACAGAAGATACATTTGCTCCTGCTTGTGTTGAACGATTATTTAAATATATTTTTGAATCATAAATAAAAAAGGAGCTACTAGGGTGCGCTTTAATTGTGTTGTAAAAAACATCACCTACTCCAAACTCATAGAGAGGCATTTAGCACCTCCTAGTAGTCTAATCTAACACGAAGTGTAATTTCGTTAGTTGGATCCTTACGGAGCGGTTCACTCAATTTAGCAACCGCTAAAAGTTCATTATCAGCAGAATAGAGACCAATTGTAGTAAAATAAGATACTGGCGTATCGGATGAAATTGTCTTCACTCGCATTTTACTACCAGATAGATAAGTCGGATTTGAACTATAATTAAAGTCATTGTGTCCGACTCTACAGAAGTAAATGGTTGAATTTAATTCAGTAGTATTATTAAAAGATACATTATAAACTCTGTTTAAGATACCAGCAGAGAAAGTATCCAAAGTAGAACCAGTAATGGCATTAAAACCAGTAGCACCAAAACCGGAACCTAACTCGCTCGTTCCTAAATCATCCTTTAAAACACCACCATCAGCAACATCATTAAATAATGAAGCAGAAACAACTGCAATACCAGCTTGGTAATAAACTAACCCAACAGCCGGCATAGTAGTGGCATCTCCAAGTGTTTCACTATTAAAAACCCCACCATGAGCAGATGCAGAAGTAGATGATGTGCCATAAAGTACTCCATATTCACCAGCAGGAGAATCTACATAATAGCCAGTTGAGCCTGAATAATCGATAAGTTTGCCTCTGGTATCAAAAGTTGTTCCATCCTGAGCATAGGAAGCGGAGAGACCAAATTCTAATGTTACAGAACCCTTTTTTATTTCGTCCTTTGATAACAAACGAGCAAAAGGAATAAACAAACAATCTGTCATAGTAGTTAATGTTGTGGGCATAACAAACTTCTTAATTGAGCCTGTTTCATCATAACCTACAAGATATTGGGCCATTTGGTTATAAAGATTAATTTTTTTCGCATTTTGTGTATTCGCGGCACCGGATAAGGCAGATGTTGTAGAATAACCAGCCGTTATATCAAAAATATGATTTGCTGAAGAAGAAAGATAAGGATAATCGTATACACTTTTAAACATTCCATGACCATAGGTCTTGATGTTTCCATCACTGGCATATGTACCTGAAACGATTGAACCGGTTATAGGTATAGCTTCGTGAAGTAAAGTACGTGTATTCGCAAGATCATTGCTTAGAAAGTTTTTAAATGTTGTTGCCATTATTATATCCTTTTTTTTAGTTCTTCTTACAGAATCTAACTGGAATATCGATACGATAACCTGTATTCACACCAGTTACTCTGATTGTTGAATCAATTATTTTAAATGATTGTGTAGCGCTACTAACTGAACTTATTTCTTTTGTAGAACCTATTGTGTCAAACAAATAAGAGCTAGTATTCAATTCCAGCGATACCTGTACTTTAAAAGCCAAATAAGAACCTCTTGGACCGGAAATTGTTTGAGTAGAAGCGGTACTAGTGTCGCTGTTATTTATAACATATTCAGTGTCCGTACCAAGAGATAAATAATATGACGCAATATTGTCATCATCTACGAAAGAAACGGAAGCACGCGTAGCAGTATCTTTGGAAACAATTTGGCCAAGCCTATTATCCATCTCGATTAGATAATCAGTTTCAGCTAATAGTGGGTCTAGAGTACGAGCGGGAGAAATTTCTGTCGTATCTAAACCTTGGTCGATACGAATTCTATTACCATTTGTGCTTGGTCTTTCGCCATATAAAACGCCAGCAAGTGGGCTTTCTGTAGCACCATAATTAGTAGCCAATTCATCTTCTGTAGTTGAATCAACTGCAATCAAGAAATAACCACTAGAATGTTTTTTAGTAGATGTATCAAATACCTCATTTAACTTTAGAATTGGTAAATAAAGAAGATTATTTCTTGGTATTGAAATAAGTTTTGATTTCATCGAAGCAGCATTGTCTGTAAATGCTTCCAATACTGGTGTTTGTAAAATTTCTAAATCGTAATAAGCAGAGCCGCTAGCATTGTTCTTATCGTAAAGTTCATAATTAATCTCATCATCGCCTAAAGCAAACTTTACAATTTTAAAGCTACCGTCTCCTCTTGCCATTCTCATTCTGCCTGTGTCTGTTAGAACAGCATCTAAAATAATATCGCCTGAGTTATCTAAGAATCCCATTATTATGTCTCCAAAGTGCTATTAATAAATAGTATATAAAAAATGTTTTTAACTTTATTCTATTTCGCTTCTAACTCGTTTTGTTTTGAAATCTACATTAATATCTATCTTTTTTCCTGTCTGTTTAGAAGTTAAACGAATTTTAAATTTCTTGCCAAATAAAGGATCATCTTCTAAACCAAGTGTAATATCTTTGTTTCCAGATGCTTTAAGAACATTTCCATTACTATCAATTAAATTAGAAGCAATTTCGTTTAAATAAGCTTGTGTAAAACGAGGAACAATTTGAATTAATTTTCTAGCGGATTTAGTTGTCGATTTTGGATTAATTGCCTGAAATTGATATTCTCTTATTATCGGATATCCGGCTCCTCCATCATCATAAAGTTCTATTTCGTAAACTGGTGATGGATAGGAGTAATGCCCATGAGTATCTATAGAACGGAATACATAATAATATTTCTTATTTGTCTGTTGTCTAATATTCCTAGAAATAGAAGAAACATCAAAATTTTGTTCATTCTTACGAAAGTTTGTTTGTATTGTAAGAAATAAATTATTATAAAAATCACTATAATCTATTGGTTGTTTATCTGTTCTATAAATAACAAAAGAAGATGAACTATCATCTGCGCTAAATGTTATTGTGCCGTCTGTTCTCATTTGATTATAAGCAATCTGTTCATAATCTTCTTGTTCTATATCATTAAAAGCTATCGGTTCTAAATCTGCTTTTCCGATACCTGTTTGAAAATGCATTTTAAGAATATTTGTTCTTCCTTTGATTGGAATAAATTCTATTTGCGGACTCATCGGAGGATGATCGATTATTTTACCAAAAGAAATAAATAAAGGCACCTCAATAAGTTTTACAGATGGGGCAATTGTTACATCGAATGTTGCGCGTCGTGGCATAGAAGAAGATGTTTTAGCTAACTGGCCTTCTCTCTCTGGTATATCAATACTGGTGTCTGGTGTTGCTGATGGTCCGCCTGGTGAATATGGTTCTGATGGTATAACAGCATCCCCATTTGCTCCAAAAACATTTAAATTTTCATATTGATATTCTGAACCTATAACAATCTGATAAGCCGTAACAGCATAAGTATATTTTTCACCATATTTAACTTGTGAATCAATAAAAGATAAAATCTTTTGTTCTGACTTATTTTCTTTATCATTTGGGTCTGCATAAAAATGAAAAGTCTGTACTGGATTGTCTAGGTTTTTTCCTTTATATTTCGTAACCTTATAAAGAAGTGTTTCAGAATAAGCTTTTTTGCCGTTTAATAAATCTCTAAATGTTCTTCTTTTTTCTGAAATTATGTTTGATAAGTTCACAAAAAAGTTGTTTAGAGCAATCGTTAAATTTGTTGGAGACCTTAACTCGGCAAGGTTAGACGATTTTTGTTCATCTCCAATATACATAAAATTATCTGGTAATGAGTTAGAGCCTACCCAACCAGGAGCATCGTTCGCCCACCAACCACTATATTGAGCGGGCCATATATTCGCTATATCTTGTAAATATGTCCACTTAAACACATCCATGGTCTTTGTGTCAATATTAAAATTATTTTGTGTAATCTCACCATCTTCAGAAATAGATGGTACTGAATAATAAAATTTTTCTGTTCCTACACTATTTGCTGGTGTGCTAACAACGCCTTGTAGGTCTCTTAATAAAATACAGCTTGTAGCAGTTTTCTTAACCATTTGAGCAAAATCGTTATTCATATCCAATGGTATTTTAATTTCGCAATACATTGGGAAGAAACCTTTTGCTCCTTCGTTTCTTAATAAAAAATTAGTATTTTCTATTGGAACAATTTTGTTCTCATACATAGCCCGCATATTTCTTTGTAATGATGCTAATCTAATATTTTGTCTTAATGAGCGGAGTGTTGGGCTTTCAACATTAGTATTAACTTCTGTATTTGTTTGAAATTCTATAGTTGTATAAATTTCAGGTATTACATTATAATCACGAACTCTCTGTAGTAATCTTTCATATTCTATGTCATTATAATTATAAACATATTCCACTCCACCCGGTGCAGATGTGGCGTCTCTTCCTAGATTTAACAAATCGTCTTTTGTGGTTATATAATCTAGGCTAGTTATAAAATCTTCTTTCCTTCCAATAGTAAAAAGATTACTAATGTAAGTTTGCCATAATGAATCTGTATTTGTTGTAGTTGTATTATTAATTTGTACCAACTCAACTGTTTGTCGATATGGTTGCCATCCTGGTATATCTTGAAATAGGTTTAATAATTCATCTTTTTCTAGTTCTCTGATTTTACTTTCGTTATTTCTTATTTGTATATTAGGTTCTTCTTCTGTCGATACGGGAATTGGATTACTAATTGTTTGTATTTTTATATTATTATTTACAATTTTGTTAAAATGTATTTTTTGTTGAGATATGTTACCAACAGAAGTATTAGTCCAAACACCCCCTAATTCTCTACGAAGTAAATCATATGTAGAAGAACTATTGTCAATTAAAAGTTGTTCGTTTATTAAAACTATTTCTTTACTCGCCATAACTCACTTTGCCTTTTGTTATAATATTTTTATTTTTATTCTTTCCCATATTTCTTCTAGAGGGTTGATTTTGAAGAAGAGTTCTTTCTGCTCCAGTTTGTTGTACCTTTTGCGGAGAGGTTTGTTGTACTCCAAATCTAGTTCCAACTCTGGTAACTGCTTCTGGTTGTGTAATAGTTACTGTAGCAGTTAATTCAACAGGTATGCCGTCTAATTTTCTTTCTGAGTTAATTAGTTCCTGCATTATTCTATTGCCAGCATCAGAAAGATTATTAAAATCAGCTATTCTTCTATTGATATCCTGCTCTGTTCCTCTTGTTCTTTGGTTTTCACTTACATCATTTATAATATCTTCTTCTTCTAATGTTTCTGAATTATCATATTTATTTTTTGTTTGTTTTGGACCAATTAAGAAAGTAGTATCAAATTCAGGTAATTTAAATTTAATACTTTTACTGAAATTTAATATATTATCAGTATGCGGTATCATTCTACAAACAGCTAGTCTTTTAGATTTTGCTACCATATCAAATATTTCTTTTGTTAATAATCGATATATCGGCTTATTTATTTGCAACTCACCTTCTTTATTTTTTTCAAAACCAGTTAATACTTCTATTCTATTAATATGTTTAAAATTATAATAAAGAATATTTGCATATTCAGGTGAAGATAATAAATCTGTACCAGAATTTGATAAAGCAAACCAATCTTGATTTGTATTTGGTTTACCGGACATTATTATAGATTTTATTTGATTTGGTAGTTTGTCTAGATATTCTTTCTTTTTTTGGTCTCCTTCTTTGATTTTTGAAAAATATGTGTCGATGATATTATCACGATTTTTTGGATTTAGCTTAGAAATTCCTTTTTCTTTATTTTTATCGAAAATCCCATCTTGAGCGTCTTGTATTGGTTTAATAAAAATATTAGAAATTTGGTCTAAATCGTTTTCTAACTCAATATAAGTTTCTTCTATTTCTAATAATGAAGTTTCCTTATCTTTTCTTGGTTCAGTAGCAAATTTAGTATTTTCTCCAAGAATATCTTTAGGGTCTATAGAAGAAAAATCATCCTCATCCGTATCTTCAAAGAAAGAAATATTAGTTAATAATGAACTATATTCAGTTGGTGTGAAAAAAGAGACATTTAGACCACCTAAAATTAAGCTTGTAGCAATGTTGTTTTGGTAATCCTCTAAATCTATATCTGTTATATTTGAGTCAAAACCCATACCAAAATCTATTGGAGATTTGATATCATATGTCGGAGCTAGTGGGTCAATATCTTTATTGATTTTGTCTTCTGGCCTAGAAATATCTTCTTTATGAGCCAGAACTTTATTAGAAAATGAATTGTATTTTTTTGGATTCCACAAAGAACGTCCAGCGTCTGTTAGTTTTAATCTTGAATTATCACCGAATATTACCATAGCTGGTGTTAAATAAGAAAAATAATTGTCCATTAATCTTAATCTGCTTGAAAAATCAACTGAATTCTTGTCTCCTACCTGCTGTTGTGTGTTTGAATCATCAGGGATCTTAGAGAAGTATTTTCTATTTTCCGCATCTAATCTTGCTCTAAACTCTTCTGTTGTTAATTGTAATGGTCCAATAGTACGTCTTTTCTTGCCGCCTATAAAATCATATCCTATAAATTTTGGAACATTACTATCGTGGTTCTGTTTAAAACGTTTTTCAATTTTAAAAGTATTTTTCGGTTGTTTTGTTTGAAAAGAAGCAGTTTTAGAATTAAAATCTGTTGCTAATATATTTTTATCTATATTACCGGTAATAGAGACAATTTTATTTATCATTAAATCAAACAATTCTAATAATATTTCAATACCAGACAGATTACCTACTGATGGTTCACATAACTTATGCAACATCATAGAAATATTGATGACTTTCTGTTCTTCAAGGGAAGTAAAATTATAAAGAGCATCACAATATTCAGAAATAGATTTTATCCATGGAGCAGACGAAATACTATTTTGTACTGTATTCGCTCTTCTTCTTCTAGGACCATTCAATAAAGTTTCTTCTGTTGGTGTTTGGTATTTATTTCTTTCGGTTGAAATAAAGTTTTGGGTATATTCTTGTCCTGTAATATTGTTTCTTCTGTTTGCTTTTTGATAGAATTTTAATAATTCTTCTTTTGCTTTTGTTATTCTTCTTAATCTATTTCTAACAAAAGTATAAGTATAATCTTGTATCTCTATTTCCACTCTATAAGAATAAATCCCATCTGTTCTTCTTTGCATATCATAATCGGTTACAGCAAAGGTTCTTATATTGGAAGAATCGTTTAAATTAATATCTACTTCTTTAATTGCACCAATTACAATTCTCTCTGAGTCTTCTTCATTGCTAACGTAAGGACCATATACAACTCCTCTTCTAAAACGGCCGGGTGACTTTTCAGAAGAAGCTGCAATTAATTGTGTTGAATCTTCAAATTCAATATCTTTTGTTTCACCTCTATTTATCCCTCTAACAACTCTATTTCTAAAAATACTCATTCTTTTTATAGTACTATTAGAATAAATCTCATTTTGGGTTTTCTTGTCCGATGTTGGAATAAAAGCAGCGTATTGTGAATTCTTTTTTATAATATTTTCAAAATCCAAATGAAATAAAAGTCCAACTTTATTATTTTGATTTGTCGTTATATGAGGTTCAGTAATAAAAACTTCTTTTTTAATAGTTCTTAAAGAATTAGAATTAGAAATACTTTTTCTATCTTTACTCTTATCTCTTATGTTTGTATCTTTTCCTATTTGTTTTTCTCTGTAAGGTTGTAATAATAATTCTGCTTCTTTTGCCTCTTCTAAAATTCTTAAATCTTGTATTAATACATTTGGAGTTTGTTTTTCTGTTAATCGTGGGTGATTATCGGTGGTGTGAAAAGCTCCTGCCATATATCCACCTTGTTCTGTTGTATGTACCGGCCCGGCCCAAACATTGCCATTTGGTAACAAAAATACATTTGAATTTTTTAATACATCACCTTCTCTAATAATAATTTCAGAAACTGCATATCCTTGTATTTCTTTCCGCTGCGAAACATCCATTATTTCTTGTTTACGCGCTGCCTCGTTGAAATTTAAAAAGGTGTGAGCAAAAACAGCTAAATGCTGAGGGTTGTAGTTGTTTATATAAAACTTTATTTTATAGTTTACATTATATACATTTTTATTTTGGACTCTTTCCACTTTGAATGTTTCTAATGTTTCAGATGGCATTTTACGAACAGATAAGATTTGTTCTTGTATTTTGTTTCTTACATTTTGTCGTTTAAGAAAACTAGATGTTAATCTTCCGTCAAGTATTCTATCTGTTATATTTTGGTCTTTTGATAAAACTACTTTAATTTTTAATAAATCTAATAATTCTTCATCTTCGAACCAGGTTGTTTTTTTGTTATAAGCGTAAGTGTCTTTTATAACCAATTCTACTTCTATCTCAAGACCCCTCGTTTCTTTATTAGAAGCGTTATTTCTAGTATTGTTTTTTCTTGTAACAGTTTTTCCGAATCTATCTTTTTCAAAATTCGTTTCTGTTTCTTCGTCGTGAGAATGGCCTAGTCTTCTACCAGCCTCTGTTCCAGGACTAATAGTTACCTTTTTAATATAGACATTTGGTAATGTAGAATCGAAGAAACTAGAAAAGTCTACTGTTGCTGCCATTTATTAAATTCCTTTTAAATAAATAGTCATTAGCTTAATAATCAGGGCAATCTTCCCCAGTAGAATCAGAGGCATAAATATCAGATTCAAAAGGAGTATCTAAATCTGGGCATTCAATATCTAAATCAACAAGGAAATCTTTTGTTTTAAGTCGAGAAATAGAACTACAAATAACATTTCTATCTATCTCTTCATCTACATTTATATCAAAATAATATTGAACAAATGTATTATCTATCTCTGATTCCACACCAAATCTACTTCTTCCTGCCATTTTCATAGCTTCTTCTGTATCTAATAAAATGCCATCTTTTACCATTTCTATTGGTTTTAGAAAAGAAAGTTTCCTTAATTCTTGTTCTCCGAGAGGACCAGTTGAACCGGAAACAATTTCAAAAACTTCAATATCAAAATTCTTAAACGCAAAAGTTGTATTCTTCTCTTCCATTGCTAGCAAAATTTGCGCTGGTCCTACAACTACAACATTATTATCACTATAGATATTTTCGGGTGTTAGTTGTGGAGATGTTTTAAATTTTCTAAATGGTATTTCAGATGAAGCAACTGATATTTTAAACTCTACTTCTGATTCAATTTGTGGTATTTTTAATAATTGATGAGAATAAGGAATAAAACTTGGATTGATGGAACCAGTATTTTCTGTTCTTACAGTACCAGTTAAATTATATTCTAAACCTTTTACATCTCCTTCAAAAAACTGAATTTGAAAAGCAGGAGTTTTTGTTGATTCCAAAGAAGAATTGCCAAGATAGAAGGGCATTACATTTAATTCTTCATAAAGACCTATTCTTGTTCTTTCATCTGCATCTCCTGCACCATCAAAAAGATATTCATCTCTTCCTGTAAATGTTGCTTGTGTTTTTAATAATGGTGTTTCATCTTGAATTCTTGTTTCAGAGTCATTTTTACTTTCTGATGGACCAGAATATTGTCTATCATAAATCACATTTTCATCAAAGAAAGCATAGTATTTTGGTTTAAAAATCCCTTTTGATAATAGATTTTTACCATATTGTGTTAACTCTATGTCTAAAACTTCTTCTTTTGAATCAAAAAATTGCATTTTTTTCAGAATCCTATAAAAACCATAAATTTAAAATTATTAGTTACTTCCTGGATTTATTGTTCCATTTTGTGTTGTGTTTGTTGGATTTTGACCTTGTGTTTCAGGTTGTGAAAATTCTGTATCAATAGCACCTATCCCTGTTCTAATATTAAAGCCCGGCTTTGGTGGTGATTTTCCATCAGTGATAACGTTTGACTGTGGTGGTGCCATTTGTAGTCCTTGTACATCATTAATATTTGTAATAATATCTTCTGAGCCGGCTGTCCCTGCCGTTAGGTTGCTGATTACCTGTTGTCTTCCAGAACCTCTATTTATTTCTGTTTTAATCTTTTTGCTATTTTCGCTTATTCTTCCGCTAAACTGGACTTCGGCGTCAATTTGTGCTAATTCAACTAGCGAAAAGAAGTCATAAGGCCAGTTATAAGTATAATCTGATGTAATGTTTGATTTCTTTTTTGAACCAATCTGGGTAAAATAATCTGTCTTTGCTCTTTGCTTTACTTTAAATACCATCCATTGTAAGTTTTTCTTTATTCCGGTATTATTAAATGAAGTTCCATTTGTAACCGAATTTAAAGAATCATTTGAATCACCAATAATTTCATTAGCTAAAAGTGGGTGAGTTATTGTAGCAGTTGATGCTGCTGCTCTTGTACCAATATTGGGCATTAAATTTTGCCACATATGGGATAAGTCATCTTTTTTGAATGTATGATTAAATTCAAAAATATACATAGCAATTGGTTGTACAGTTTCAGGGTATTTAACGAAATCTAATGAAGGTGGGAAAATATATTTGTTCATTAAAGATACTTGTCTTTTGATACTATCACCTGATGCTTCATTAAATAGTGCTGATCTTGTGTCGACAAGCTTAAAGAATTTTCTTTCGCCTTGTTCTTCATAGAAAGGTATTGCCACAATTGCTTCGGAAACTTTCTTACCTGTTTTAACCTCGCCTACTCTTACCGGATCAGTACTAAATTTACAGATATCTACTAATGATAGTGGTGATGGAGAAGTATATCTACCATCTCCATCAACTAAAACAGTGCGCAAATCAATAGGAAGTTTATATCCATTTAAGGCAGTAGCACCTTCGTTTAATGTTGGCTGATCAGTAGTATTCGCATAACGATTACTTTTTGAGAACTGACCTGACGGATCGAATATAACTGTTCCTGATGGATGATTATCTAACCAGTTATCAGGTATATCAGTAACTTGTATATAGACACCTTCATTTTCTCTAGGCAAGCGCCCAAATTGATGCCACATTCCTCTTGGTACCGTTGCTTTTCCTTCTGTTGGGAGTGTTATATCCTCTTCCGTCAAATATTTAAAATTCAACATAGGAGTTTCAAATTTAGTCTGAATTTTCCAACGACCATCATTTGTTTTTTCAAAAATGTTTAAAGAAGCATCTCCTTGCATCGCCCAATTGTTTGCCCAAGGTCCGGCCATAGGCCCAAAATTACTTCCTGTTTGCCAATAAGACGAATCAGATACATATGATAAAGCTTCTTGGTCAAAACGCCAAGTTCTAATATATGTACCAAAATTTCCTATTCTTGATTGATATCCATCTGGTTGTGCTTTTGTGCCTATAACCCTTGGAATTTTTGCTTTTGTATGCAAATCTTTTAATGTAGGTTTGAATATATCATTTTTATATGAGTTTGAACCGGTTTCTAATGTAGCCCAAGGATAGAAGATAACATCTATCCAAGCTTCACCATCATAATAAGGTGGGGTATGTGATGCATAAATTCCATTTGCTGGGGAGAATTCATTTGAACCGGTAATGGCGTTTTCTATTGCTGCACCATCAACATTTCTTCTTGTGGCAACTGGTGGACCAAAAGCAGATGGCCTACTATACATTTCAAAATTTGTTTTAGCGGAACCAGAAATATATTGTGGAATTGGATAATCGCCCCATGAGCCGGAAGAAACGTTTGGATTTTCCAAAGAACGATAAATTTTGATTCTCATTCCATAAGGTTGACCAAGTGTCATATCTAAAAATTCTTCTTGTGGAGCAGAAAGTATTTCAGTTGGCTTTCCTTTATCAATAAAGAAATTCATTGTTTCAGCCAAGAAATTATGCATCATTTTCTTATATTTATTATCTTTTAGTTGACCTGTCCATGAAGCGGAAACAGAAGAATTAGTAAATTCAGTTGGTTCATCTTCATAGATTGGTCTATTGGAAAGATATCTTTCTGGTTCTACAAGAGCCTCAAAAGGAATTCTATAATCCCATCCGTTATTATGGTCTCTACCACCTGGATTAAAAGAAATAGTAGAGTCTGTTCCGTCATAAGAGCTGGAACGAGAATTTGAGAAAATACAATAGGAAGCAGTTGTAGCGTATCTTTCTGCTGCATAATCAGCACTAGAAGAGTTATATAGTGGTCTTGTCAAATAAGAGCCTGTCATAATTGGATAGTCAACTGCAATACCGGACTTAATTGTATTATAAAGAATACCGGGAGCAAAGAAAGGCTTTAAATGTGGTCTCAAAGCGGCAGCGCTTGGACCGAATATATTTAAATAAGGACCAACTGATTTTGAAAATTGTGAAGCAATCTCGACTGTTCTTTCAGAAGGAAAGAAACCATCATAAGGAATAAACTTCTTAATTGCTTTACATTTCATAGTAATAGCAACAGGATCATTATATCCTTTATGATCTTTTTCAATAATTTCAAAATATTTCATAAAATCTGAATTTGTAAATATTTTAAAGAAATTATCTTCATCACTATTTTGTGGTATAGATGAACCACTTGGAGTTCCTGCAATTGTTAAGAACTTATTATTTTCTTTTAAGAAGTCATTACTTGTTTCATAAAAATCTAAATGTTCTGTTATTCTAAATTCTGGAACAATAGAATAGTTGTTGCCTTTTGAACGAATATCAGCAAAATAAGATGAATAATTATCATAGAATGGATTTCTAGAAGAAGTAGTAAATACGCTACCTGTGCCAGTATATTTACCGGATAATATTGGAGCATCCCAATGAGCCTCACCAGAACCTATAGCATTTTTTCTTAAAATACTGTAATTATTATAAGATACAGCAACAAAATTATCTATCGTTATACTGTCTCTCATACCCCAAGCAGGAGCAACAGAACCAGTATATGGCATAACATGCTTTCTTGCATATAGAGTTCCTATTCTAAATTGTCCTACCGGGACTGTTCCAGTGTCGTCATCTGGTTGTCTCTGAACAAAGTGAGCATATTTATTTTGTAATTCTCCGGGTTTAAATCCATCTGTATTGTTTGCATCTATACCTCCGGTTGGGTTGGAAGTATTTGTTGTAAAGCTTTCATCAGCATCTAAAGCCCATGAACTTTGGCTTACTGTCTTACCCATAGAATTTGTAGGCTTCTTATCTGCTCCTTTTGTTGTTCTATCGGTTCTCGAATCACGCCAGAAATTATTATCATAATTTGTTCTGCCGCGAATGTTACTTGTATACATATTATCTGTTGCTGGATAGACCGTTTCTTTATATTTGATATATCCTATTCCAACTATCGGATTTGAAGGATCATTTAATTCTTCACCTTGATAATTTTTGAGTAGTTGTTTATAAGCACTATCCTTAAAACTTTCTTTTAGATTTAATGAATCTGATAGGGCTTTATTTTCAAATTTAATCTGATTATTTGCAAAACTTGATTGTACAACAATAGTAGAAGTTTTATCATTTCCTCTTTTATCTTTTCCTGTGCGTACAATAAGTTCATGCACTACTGGATGATATTTGGAAGTTACTACTGATTGAGTAGCTATGATGCTTTCTCCGTAACGTGGTCTTATTGTAGTTGTTCCATTATTTGCAAGATTAACGATTATATCTTCTGTGCCTTCCGGAGTATGAGAATAAAGGTTATTATTTCTTAAATATCTACCTAGTTGACCTTGGCCTATTCTTATCTGTTTCCAAGTAGAATATCCAAAAGGACCTCCACGATGATTTATAAGACTGTTAAGAATCTCCGAATTTGCTAGCGTACCAAATTCGCTATTAGCATAACTATCAACAGTTGTTTCAAGAGGATATCCCAAGATTTGTGTTGAAGAAGAAACAGGTTCAGTTATTAGAGTATTTAAGTTAACAAAATCAACAAAAATTCCATTAGTAGTAATATCACTACCAGTAACGAAGTTTATTGCTCCTACAAACCCAGCAGAAGTAGAAACATAGCCATTATAAGGTAAATAACCATAGATTAAAGTTTCTGTTGAATCATAAGATTCGGTAATCCAGGCATATTGGAAATCTGATTGTGGAATTACATGTTGAACATAATAATTGTCATATACTGAAGCTGTAAAATATCCAGAGGAACCAGATTCGATTCTCTTTAATCCATTTCTATTAATTTTATGATAACTTGCTGTAACACTTGAATAGTCGAGTTCTGAAACAGAAGAACCAGAACGAAGGCCAAATTGTTCACTTTTTTCAGTCAATAAACTTTGTAGTGGTTGTCTGATAGTTAGATTTCTATAATTTAGATTATTGTAAGGGCTTATTTCAGCAGATTCATAATCTAATCCAGCACCGCCGTTCGCATCTCCAGCCGTTTCAGGTGAACCGGGAGCTGAGAAACGGTTAACGATTACGTGTTCTGTACGGCCCCTTATAGGCTTTGCATAATCAATAAGACCGTATATATACCCTGTAACATCAGAAGTTATAGAAGCCGTTGAGAAGCCTTCCTGTTTAACAAAGGCACTATTGTTTGTTCTTCTAGAATTCGTATTTACAACCTCATATGTCTTGTTAAAGTTGCCCATACTAATTGTAGAAGAACCAGTTCTATGTTGAATATTTTTAATATTAATAGGTTGTTTTGCGCCTTCATTATATTGTGGGGACGTAGAAGGCTTATTGTAGTTGGCATCATTAGCAGAGAAAACATTTGAGTTATAATTCCAAGCTTCTGCTCTATTTGCAGATGATGTTAATGTTGGATCAATTGTTAAATCTGTATGTCTGTGTCTATGACCTCCAACATGCATTTGTGTGAATGGACCCTGCATTGGAATATCATAATCTTCGCCTACAGAATCGTTATGATACCCAGCAAGCTCTATACCATTTGTTTGTGACCGATAGCCGGTATTACCTGCTGATGAGCTAAATGCTGTGTAAGGTACTATTTCTTTAGCAGTAGAATATCCATTTGTATTATTTGAATCGGTAGCTAGTTGAGAATCATGTTGCCTTTTAGTTTGTAAACTTGGTGGACCTACTTCTTCTATTACTACATCTTTAAATGTGCCTTTTGAGACCGTAAGTTGCGAACTTGCTGAACCTCTTTTAATTACTGAATAAACCGCATCTGGTTTAATAAATTTATTATAGTTGTAGCCTCCACCTATTTGTCTATCTATAAACGTGCTAATTTTAGAACGGTTAGCAAACTGACGAATAGCATATGTAGAACCTGAATAAGTTCCTCCTTCACCGGAGCCATTATTAAATATTTCGGCAGAAGCAGAATTAAAACTTAAAATAATATCTGTTATTGTTTGTCTTGCTGAATCAATTGTGGATGTTGTACCAAAAGTAGAATTTGTACGTTCTGCTCTTTCTTTCCACCAGCGACCACTTGAACTTTGTTCGTTATTTAATGGGGCATGACCAAACTTCCAATTATAAAGTAATTCATCGTTAGTTTTAACAATTGCTTCAAGTTTTGTTTCGTCTCCACCCCATCGATCATTACCCTTATAATCAAGCATAGGATATTGATGACGATATTTGTTTCTTCCTAAAATATGATCTTCTACCATTGTTCTGATTTCGTCTGAAACATTTGCCGACGCTGGAACAAATTGTTGTAAGAAAATAATAATAGATGAGTCAATCCATTTGTAGTAATCAATAAATTTATCTAAATCAGGATCATTTTGAATTTTTTCAAAGAAAAGATTTCTTAAAACATCTAAATCTTTGTATTTATTTCTATATTTGTTTGCTATATTACCTATTAGATTATTAAAATCTGTTATTGTAGCAAACATATTAATCATTTCTTGTGAAATAATTCCATACATACTCTTTTCAAAAGAGAAGAAAACTTGTGATATTGCTCTTTCTCTGGGGTATAAATCATCATCACGAGTTAAGATATTAACAGCATCGTTACTATTAACGACTTCAGGTAATCTTTGTTTAGCGACCGCAATATAATCTTTATTAACTACTGAAATAGAAGAAACCGCATTTGGGAAATATCCTCTACCAGCGTATTGATTCGCTACAATGTTACTTAAATAAGCGGTATTGGGATATCTTGTTCTTAATTCTACTGAACCAGAAGAAGCATCTTCAACAGTAAATTCACCATTCGAATCTGAACCGGTTATTTGTGAGAAGTCCCAATTTAATGCTAATGTAGCTGCTTGTGGGAAATAAACATTATCTATTCCATATGCTCCAACATCAACAGCAAAAATAGCATTTTTAGATGGATTTAAGGTACCAATATTGTCTGGGTCTTTTGCATGTTCGACAATTACACTATTTTCCAGATATGTCGCCCAATGTCTTACAGACGTGACTCGTACATCTGTTTGTGTAATAACAGAGCCAGTATAATTTGTTCTATCGGAGCCGGCATAATATCTTCTACGATTAGACAAATAACTATTATCTAAACTACTGGCTGTTAGAGTAAATTCATTTTTTATTACTCCCAATTCGACATTCACACCATACCATTCTAATTCTAAATCGTTATTAACATTAGAACCAGTAATTCCAGAGGAATAAGGCCAGAATTTATCTTTTATTTTAATACCAAAATTCCACTTTTGGTTATCATAAACATTACTATAAACTGAACTGGTAAGTTCAAAGTTTCCTGCTCTATCTTTTAGTAAGAAGTAACCATCTTTGGAATTTTTCTCTGTTTTCACAAAATAAAGTTGAAAGTTTTTATCGTTTGCAGTTGAAACAAAACCAAAATTTGTTGGATCAGCGGCGGCGGCGTGATGGCCAAAAATAGATGCTGTTACAAATGGAGTATCAAAATATTGTGAATTTTCAAAAGCAAACTTCTTTGGAAAAATAACTTCTATTTCTGCTGTATTAGCAAAAACACCTGAAGTTCCTGAGATATAAGTTACATCTGATGTATTTGTTAAGTTTGCTGAAGAAGAATTTTGATATACTATTCCATCAAATCTATCTGTATTGTTAAAATCTATATAATTTTTTCTTGTTACTGCTTCATAATCAGTATCTTCAAAAGTAAAAGTCGTATTATTACCATACGCATTAAATTTGATTATTTCTTCTCCAATACCATAACAATGAAGAATATTTCGAAATGCTTTTTGTGTTCCTTTTGCTTTATAGAGATAAGTTAAATTATTATAAATATTTTTATAAATAAGGTTTTTAACCTCTGTTATATCAATATCATATTTTCTATCTTGTCTTCTATTAGCAAAATATTCTAATAATTCGGCATCAACAAATATGTCTGGTACAGCCAAACCACGAGCACTTAATAAATTTCTATTAAATGGTGTAGGTTTTGCGCTAGCAGAAACATAAGATAGTTCAGCTAATTCAGGTAAAACCTTTATCTTGGAGTTTAAGGAATCAAAATAAGAACCAATTATTTGAGTTAGATTTTTAAGTTGTTTAGTACCTTTATATTCGTCCTCTTCTATAATCCATGCTGGAATTGAATCTAAAATAGAGGCATTATTTTCATCATCATATACACTACCTGATGTTGATAATTCGTCATATAATGATAGAACATCTGGATGGAAAGAATAAATAATAGGGTCTTGATATTCAGTTGTTCCGGATACGACCATGGTTGAAGAATTTATAGCCGAACCTGTGCTTCTAGCCGAAGAACCTGGATATCCTACCCAAGTACCATTTGTAATTCTACCTGAATAATCTAATACTATAGAATCTACTGAAGAAGTACCTGTAATTCCTTCATTGAATTTATAATAAACACCTAGTTCTGCGTTTGAAATCTTTTCATTTGTTCCACCACGAACTTGTGTCCACCAATTATATTGGATATCTTTTTCGTCTCGTTTTGATTTCCAATAACGGAATTCATCAATTGAACCGGTTAATTTAGCATAGCCAACCATGACTTCGCCGTCATAAACACTACCAGAAGGAGAAGTTTGAAGGGCTCCCATAAAACCTATCAGAGAACCTGTTACTTCTCCAAAATTTACGGCAGATGTTTGTGTTTTGTTTAAAGTTCCATCAATATACATTTTGGTAGTTAAACCACCAGAACCAGATAAAACTGTAACTGCGTAATGGTGCCATAAACCGTCTGCTATCGAACCGGTTGTAATATCACTTGATGCTAATTCCAAATCAACTGCTACTGAGCCAGAACCCATATGCAGTCTCAATGGTTCACTACCGTCAGTAGAAGCAGTCATATAAAGTAGAAAACGACCATAATCAGCAGAAGATGTTGTTGCACCATTCCAAAGGTCAAATAAAACTTCTTTTTCAGTAGAAGCAGAGACCCAAGAATCTTTCTTTAACCAGAATTCTGTTGTTATTCCGTTTGATAGGTCAAATTTTAAGTTTGATTCACGGGTTCCAACTCTATCTAATGGTAATGTTCCATCAGTTGTGTAGATATCTGTATCGTAATAATTAGAACCTGTAAAATTGGTATGTAGCGTTCCAGCCTCCATTCCATTTGAGGCTGTATTTGGGCCGCCAAAAAAAGAAATATATTCTGGAATTGAAGAAGAGCCCCAACCTTGTATTGGAGTTCCTGCTGTCCCCCAGCCATTTGAAGAGAAAATAGCATATCCAGTTGTTCTAGGATATCTTTTATCAAAAAGATAAAGATCTAAATAATTTGAGTCATTGTGGAAGCGTGTAATTTCTTCTTCTGAACCATCATATGGAAACTCTCTCCAGATACGAGACATTGAGTCTTCATAATAAGATTTTGCTAAACCGTATACAACGAAATTATTTGGATCACTAAAGTCTACTTGCGGAATAAAACGGTTTATTCTTTTAATTTGTTGTCTAACATTATCCGCTGATTCAAGTTCCGGTGCTTTCTTTACAATTTCTTCTTCTAAACTTGTATTTATAATAACATTTTGAGGTTTATTTGAATCAAAAAGTTTTTTAATACTCATTATTTATTCTGCCTTGATTCGACTTTAAATTTAAATAGTTCAGATTCTTCAACCCAGGCTCCTACATCTTGATTATAGAAAGAAAGTTTTATTCCATATGTATATCCAGGTTCGAACATTTTCATATCTAAATCAAAATAAGATCCTGATGAATCATATGACATTAATGTATGAAAATCACTTCCTGTCCCATATGGTATGACTTTAAGGTCATCTATCACTCTATAAACTTCGTATGAACCACTCTCTGCTATTTGTACTTCAGGTGTTGCCACCGCTTTAGTATAAATAGTTGGACTCCAATCTTTTTTGCGCGTATAAAGTCTAAATCTAGCAGTTTCATCATCGCGATAACTCTGACGAAGATTTGTCATTGAAATAAAATATTGCTCTGCTGGTGCTATTTCTGAACCATTCAAAACTTTTGGTTTAAATGAACCAGTAGCAAATTCTGTTCCTGAACCGTTATTCCATACTTCATAAACAGTGGTTAATGGCGCCGCCGCCGCTGTCATAGCAAACGAAGCAGAATAAATACCTGTTGAAACCCAACCTCCTGTTACATATGTAGGTGAATCAGAAGTTACATAAGTTCCATCTGTCACTAAAGTAATAGCAGAACCGGTAGGTCCAGTTGAACCAGAATAAAGATTTAAATAGATTTCTCCTGTTCCAATACTTGGTATATTTCTTAATTTTCCTCTAAAATAATTATAGAAATAAAGTGTCTGTAAGTTTTCTTCTGCTGTTGCTAATGAACTTGAATAAAAGAAGTTTCCTCTATCATCTTGTATTGAAGAGTTCCAACGGGCCTCAATGCATGGTTTCTTAAAGAAGAACTCAGTTCCTCTAGCAAAAAACTTCTTTGTATAATAAGAACGAGTATCAGTAGAATAAGCAGATGATAATTTAACTAAAACTCCTTCATCTTCTTTAGAACCTAAAATGTTTCCGTCACTATTTAACCATTGCTCCACTAAAGATGTGATATTTAATTCTAAATCTTCTGTTCCATTATCAAATGAAGCAGTAAATGATGAAGATGCATCTGTAAAATAATCGCCGCCGGCTGTATTCCATCCTACACCACTACTAGATGAAACCCAGTTTGATACTCCAATATCTCTATAAGATTCCATATCTAAACCTGTACCTTCTGTCCAGGAACCGGATATTGCTGATATATCCATTGTATAAGATTTTGGTAATGTCTGGCCATGTGGAGCATTATGTAAACGAAGATAAAATGATACACTACCGCTCGCTGGTATTACACCTGATGTTCTATCTGCTTTAATAGAATCTGATGAAGCCGTACAATTAAATTTTATTAAAAATCTTGATTCTTCTGTTGATGATGAATTAGCCTGACCATATATAGAAAAAATTTCTAAAATATCAGAAGCACCCATATTAGAACCAGTAGCACGAGTAGAAAGATTTTCTTCAAAAGCATTTGTTATTGTATTGTCTATTGCAGCGTAATATCTTTTAATAGCCATTATCTTACAGTTCCTTTAATATCTATATCTGGGTGTTTTATTTCTAAAATTACATTATCAGGTACCGAAATATAGCGACCATCTAAAGAAGTAAATTGATTTATATTAAACGCTGATGATGAATAGTTGCCACTTGTTTTATTGATTATTTTTACTTTAGCAGTATCAGCAACTCCTCTTACTTTATTTAGTTCTGTATAAACATCTGTTAAATAAAATCTTTCGCCTATAAACATTGTCCGTGAGAATTTATTCCTTAAAGCACGAATTGCGTTATCCAATACCTCATAACGATTAACTTCTTCGTTTGCTATTACTTCAAAAGTAATCCCAATATTTACTATTTTGGCATCTAAAACATCTACGGTATCATTAATCATTCGATATTTATTTAGCCAAATTTTTAAGTTTTCTTTTAAAGCTGAATTTGATTGAATTAATTTTCCTCTAACGTCTTCAGAAATAATATAAAAATTTAAGTTTCTTTTTAGAGAATCTTGATCTCTGACCACTCTGCATCTTTTAATCGAGCCATAATAAGAAGGCATAGCGTAAGCAATTGCTTCATAATCGGTTGATGTTACTGCTCTATTTTGAGAAGGAAATAAATTCATAGCCTGCATTCTTATTTCTTCCACATTTGGTTCTCTTACTGAGCCTACTATTGGCTCTTCGTTAGAGCATTCAATACTGTTGATAACTGTTCTAGCAGTAGCAGAACCGGCAATTGTAGGGTCATTAAATTCTACAATTGGATTATTTATGTTGGTTATAGAATTTACAGCAGCATTCACAGAATTAGAAGTATTTAATCTATAAGTAATTGTTAAAGTTGTATTTGCCGGACCAATTCCAAGTTTATCTGTACCTAATAAATCTGATGGGTCGAATGCAATATCAGTAGTATAATCTTTAGCGTGTCTTTGTAGAATTGTATTTGAAGGTTCTGCTAAAGTAGGAGTAGATATCTGTGAGTCTGAACCATATCCAAATTGAAGAAAAAAGTTTGTTCTAGTTTTATTTGTAATAAATCTTCGCGCTGCAACAAACGGTCTTAATAAAGAAGGTACATTTTCTCTTGTATTTTCATCTTTATTAGGTACTGCTTTATAGACTACATCATGTGTGAGATATTCTACCTCATAATATTCATTTCCTTCAGAATCAAATACGCTTATAATTTCAACTATATTAGCAATACCCAAAGAGACTTTTCGAAAACGCTCAAAAGCTCCAATATCAATGTTTTTTACTCCAAAACGACCGGAAATAACCTGACCTTGTGCTTTTATAGCATAGCTGGTTGGAATTCCTGTTGCTGAATCTACAGTAGCAGCTACAACATCGTTATTTGGATTATCGAATCTTACATCTTCGGTTAAAATATAACTACCTCCACCAGCAGAAGAAACAACGGTATTTCTTTTAAGAATAGGTAAATAAGAGTTATTTGGCCCTAAACCAGTAGAATTAGCCGGCACAATAACATAAAAAGATACCATACCAGTAGAGGAGTCTGAACCTTTGTGGCGATAGCCCATTTGTTGAGCCAAACGGATAATATTATCATATTCTACCGCTGTATCTATGAAAGATTCATTAACTTGATAATCTAAATAAAAAGACATAATATCGCCTACATAGGCTACTGTATCTAACATTAATGAACCAAAAGAAGCTTCGCTAAAATCTTGGAATGTATCTGGATAATATCGCTTTGCGTATTCAATGAGGTCTGTTCTTATTGAATCAAAGTCTCTACTAGTATAGCGTATAGGTACATTTCTTTTGGCCATTAATAAATTTCTCCACTCTTATTAAATAGTATTATCTATATTTTATCCTATTATTGGAAGCGTTAAAACAGAAGAGCCTCCTGCCGCTGGTACTGTATAAGCAATTTTAATCATAACGATTGTTTTATCTGTGTTAGAGATAGCAGCAGGACTGGAAACTTGAAGGTCATTTAAGACAATATAAGGTAGATATCTTCCAACTTGTTCGCCTATTTTGTTTTTAATTGTTGTTAATGTATTATTTGTATTATTTTCAAATAAATAATTACGAATTCCTACACCGAATTCGGGCTCCATTATTCTTTCACCTGGAGAAGTTAGAACAATCATTTTTAAGTTTTGGGCTGCCATTTCTATAATTCTTTTATTTAGACCATATGCTCCATCTATTTCGCTTATTTGTAATGGTAGCTTAACTGATATTCCTTGTGCCATTTGGTTTCTCCTATTTTAGCATTCTTCACCATCTAGATTAAATGGTTTTTGTGTTATTCTTCTTCCTCTTTGCCACCAACGCAGACCATCTTCAAAGTTTACCTTTGGTCGCAATAATGAACGAATATTGTCTACCGGATTAGTATCTTCATTATTATCTAAACTGTCTCCACTAAAATCTACATCTTGAGTAGCGTCATAGAGGTTTAAGAAAATATTTCTTGCTACTCTCCGCGTTGCTTTAAATGTTCCCGGACCCCTTACCCATTTTCTAAAGCCTTTTCCTCTTCTTCCGCCAGGAACTTCCCACATATCTCCTCCGTCATTGGGATATCCACTATTACCAATTGAATCAAAAAATCCCATAATAGTATATAAAGCAATCATAGAGTTATAAGTAGAAAGTGGGAAAACATATTTAAACATAGTTTTGTATTCTGGTGTTTTAATTAGTTCTTGGATTAAACAGAATACATCATAACTATCAGGTTCAAATAAGGTAAAATCTTGGTCTGGTATTGGTAATTCAACAGAGGCTAATGGAATCATATAAGTCTCTCCTCCTTCTGGGTTTGCTAACTTATAAGCCTTTTGTAGCATTATTGTTTCATTACCAATTGTATCAATCATCGAAGAGAAAATGTTATTTTTATCCTTTTCTGGAACATAACAAATTCTTAAACCAAATTTCCAACCGATTATATCCATCTCATGTGTGTGTAGTCCATTATCACCTTCAGCTTCCTGTATTACACCATTTATAATACGATGATAATGGCATTGTCCGCTTACTCCGCAATATTCAAAAGCTCTACCATTACCTTCTTCGTCTATTCTGTATTCATGTGTGTGTTCTTGTTCTAATAATGTCTCTCCAGTTATTTCAGGATTACCCCAAAAATCAGAAATAAATCCTTCTAAACCGTCAGATTTTAATTCATCTATATACTCTTTCCAATCATTTATATTGATAATATTATATAAATTTTCTTTTCTTTGTACTTCGGATGGTTGAACAAATTTATCTTCTACCATGATGTATTTTTCAAGAACAAAAGGCCATTCGTCTAATTGTTCTGAGACTGCTTGCCCCAATAAGTCACCAATTTCGCCTAGTTTATCAAATGCACTCTGTACACTTGTAGAAACACCAGTTGTGATGTTGTAGGTTGTAGAATCATTTGGGTTTGACATTACATCGAAAGGACCGCCTCCGAAAACTCCTCCGCGTATCCATGTATCGTTTAATAAGAAAAGATGATGAATATTCGAAACAGAAGATTGTAATTTACCATTAAAAAGTTCAGAAACTGCTTCAAATTCTTCACGAATATATCTTTTGAATAGAACATTTGCATATTGTTCTGTTTCTTCTAACATTGATATAAATTCTATTTCTTTTGCTTTCTTGGCAGCAGTTTTACTAAATTGTGTACTACCTGCTCCTAACCCAACATATTCAGAAGCAGCAGTAGTAGAAAAAGTTCTACGGAACATAGATTGACTTTTAATAGCTGCTGTAGAAAGAGCACCTAAAGCACCGTCATTCAAATTATAGAACTCTAATACTTTCTGTTCTATTATTGTAAATGCTTCTCTTTCTTCACTGTTTAATTCTTCAAATGTAAGAATACCTGATTTAATTTTCCTTGCAATAGTATTTACACATTGTTCTAGAACTTTATAATAATACATATCATCTGTTCTTCCAGAACGAGCGGCGCCGTCGTCATAAAGACCTTGCTTTATTCTATCGGCCATAAATGATTCTAAAACGCCACCAAAATTATCTGAATTTAATGCGAATATTGTAAAAGATGGAATTCCTCTGATAAACACATCTACCAAATAGATGCGGATGATTGCTCTAATTGCACTATCTAAATCTGCTGCATCGGCAGTATTCATTATTTTATCAAATGGAGCTTCTTGAGAACAAAATACATCATAATTCAATCTTTCATCTGGCAAGAGTTGATTTGCTAAATCAGATGCTTTTTGTATCAAATCTTCAAGATTAAAAATTTGTTTACTTGCGGGTTCACAACCATTAACTTCTGGTACGAGAATATTCATAATATCCATCCATCCAGTATATTTTGGTTCTCCGACATAAAAAGGTGGAGGTACCTTATCAGGGAATAATCTACCTAATAAACCACCATAAGTTTCGTTATCAAGGAATATAATTTCTGGTTCTTTATATGGGTCATAACCAAAATGGAATGCTGGTGAAATTGCATCTAGATCAATACCATCGGCAATCTTCTCTTCTGTATTAGAAAGCTCTGGTTCAACTGTAGTATCTGGTATTTCAGGTTCTAAAAATCCTGGTTCATTTTCTACTTCTGGTTCCTCTTGCAAAGTATAATCTACTTTACCGGTGGAAACAACTGTAGAAATTCTTTTAATAAATGCATTCGATATTCTATCGTATAGACGGTCTTTCCCACCAGAACCTTTAGCAAAATAATCTCTAAATTCTGGTTGTAATATCTCTAATTTTACAAATTTTTGATCGTCTGTTGCTTCTAAAATACGATTTGCTAAAAATCTATAAAATGTTTCTATTTGATAAGAATCTTTTACCACATCACTTATTTCTAATGAAGAAATATATTTTTCAATTTGTCCATCAATAATGTTTTTTGTTGTTATGTCGTGTTTTGTAAAAACATATTCTCCTTCTTCTAAAATAGAATCTGGAGGTAATTCACCTGATTTCTCTAGTTTTCTTCTTTCTTTTCTTGCTTCTGCACCTCCCGCCCCAGAAGGACGAGAAGTTTCAACAATTTTTAAATTGTATTCGTTTGTTGGTATAATATTTCCTTCATCATCAGTCATGTTATAATCTAATTGAATTTCATATTCCCAGCCCGGCAAAGCACTTTCATCTCCACTATTTTCCGGATATGAATTATATTTCAATCTTATATCTGCCGAAGAAGTATCTGGATATGTTACTAAATCATATTCTTCTCGTGCATTATAGAAAGTTGTGAATATTTCTCCTTCTGTTTCTACGAATGCTTTATTAAAAGTCGACCATTTAGAAGGAGTATTCTCGCTAGCATTTGCTATTGTTTCACCGTTTATTTTAACTTTTTCACCGTTTAAAATATTTCTCACTATTTCTTGCGCACTATCTTTTGAGATTGAATCTGGTTGTTTTTTTGGATCTTCACTTTTGATAAACAAATCTGAACCAGATAATGCGACTCGAATATTTTGAACCATACCTAACATGGAAGGATTATTTGTTAATTCAAATTCATTTATAAATCCTTCTACATATCGCGAACGATTTGCTATTCTGCTTTTATTGATTAAATCAATAGTATTATAAGCATTTTTAGCATCTCCAAGAGTTGCAAACCCTTCCGGTGTTATAATTGTTTTGAATTCTGGGTTGAGTTCTCTTAATTGTTTTGCCATCCAAGCACCGACTGTTGGAGGAAATCCGCCTTCTGAATAACCAAAAATGGTTTGTTTTCCTCCTAAATCACCACTTAATTCTTCACCATAAATATTAATAGGAACATTATCATTTTCTGGTACTGGTCCATCTCCGGTTGGTTTACGAATAGCATCATCGGACCAACTTTCAAAAAAACCTAATTCATTTGCTAATGGAGACCCGAAGAAACGCACCCAAGTATTGTGCCTTTTTAAAGACCTACCTTTCGTATCAGAAAGGATCATATTTAAAACACCAGCCTGTCCAGTAAAGGGATTTATATTATCTAATAAATCATTTAAATGTTTTATTTCTATCTTTTGGAATAAGCTTTCCGTTATACTAGCAGATAAATCAGCCTGCATAGGATCAATAGCCGGGAAAAATCCGTCATTAGCGCATTCCCCTGGTTCTCCAACCAAAGGCGGGAAATTAGCTAGAGGACCGTTCTGTAAATTATTTAATAAATCATTTAAATCTGAAAGTGCTTGTTCTCTAGATTTTGCTAGTTCTTCTCTACATTGTTCAGGTGATAAACCTTTTTCTTGTAGTAGATTACACTTGATTTCGTTTATTCTATTCTTTGCTTCAGGAGGGCATGGGTAGATTGGACGATTTAAATCAAAGCTTCCTAAATTATCTTTTATTTCTTGTAGATTGGGAATAAGCTTTGCAACTGCTGGAAAAAGATTATTAAATGCTGTTCCGTCTCCAAAAACATCGCGAATACATTGTGAATCTGATACAGCAGCTACTTCTTTAGCAAGTTGTAGGGTTTCTTTTGATGGATTTCCTTCTAATAATTGTATTAATTGACCTTGTGTCATCATTAAAGAAACATCTTGTATAAACTTAGCCATTTCATCATTAGCAAGAGTTCTTAAACAATCTGATTCTGGACCGCCAACAGAAGCAAATATGTTTTTTAAGCTGTCATAAAGTTGTTCGTCCGTTGCGTCCGGACACATATTTTCTTTTAAAAGATCTTTAAATTTATCACTTCCATCGATAAGATCTAATAAATTCGCCCCAAGTGTAGATAGAATATCACATGCTAAAGAAAATAGTTTTTCTAATATTAAAATTATTGCTTTAACAACAATAGCCAATGCTGCTTCTAAAATCGCCTCCAATGCCATTTTAGCCAATTTTGCTAATAAATCTAACGGATTACCAATACCAATCCTAAGTAATTTTGGCGTTGTAATATCAGTTGTAAATTTACATTCTTCTAAATTAAAATCTAACGCTAATGTATTTAAAAATGAATCTAATCTTGGATCAAACGCTATTGGAGGAACTGGTTTACAAGGAATATGCTTGATGAAATTAGATACTATCGGTGCTCCAGGAAGTTTATTAATCTGTTCTAATAAAACGTCGGCGCCGACAGCTTGTAATGCGGCATTTCTATAGGCATCAACAATATCTTTTTGTACGTTCCCTAAAGCTGTGCCGTAGGAACCACCAGAGCCTTTCGACTGCGAACCAAATGAAAATTGTCCTGTTTCAGAACTATAAGAAGTACCAAATAAAGACTGTCCGGCTGCCGAACCTGTATTAGACATTGAACCTGTAGGAATTGCCGGAATATAGCTAGGATCCCAAGGAGCAGGTAATATTTTTAGTTCTTCTTCTAAAGAATCAAAAACGGCTTGTTGTGCTTCAGGTGGTAAACCTATTAAAACACGTTCTACGTGAGCAGTTTCCATAGCATTAAAAGACGCTTCTACCAATGCCTTTTGTGCATCTTCAACACCAAGATTTTGTGATACACACTCAACTGCCTTGAGCATTAATGAAATCCAACCGCACCATTTCAAGCGATCAAAAAAATCTTCCCAAATTAAGTTTTGTAATCCTTTTTTGAGCCCTGTTCCTCTAATTTCTTTTGGAAGTGGTGTGGCAGTTATAGCCAAAGAAGCTTCTAATCTGTCAAAAAAGTCCTGTAAATAAGGATTATCACCAGCAATTCTTTTCTTTGCTTCTTCTAATGCTATTTCTATAGGATCAAAATCTTCAAAAGGATTTTTAAAACTATCTTCTCTAGTTAAACAAGTATTTTGTGAAAACTTATCTAATATAGCATCTGGTAAACTCAAAGCAGTATCAGAAACAAAAGACATAAATTGATCTACGGTCTGGTCAGATTCAGTATTAAAAGTACTAGATGCTAGACACGCTGCCATTGTTGGATCATTCAACATAGAATTTGAATTATCACCATAAAAAACTTGTAAACCTGGCCAAGTATATTTTGTTATAAATTCAAGCCATGGTACAGGAGTTAAAGCAGTTAAATCAATATCCATTTCTGGTAAAGCACCAATATAATAAAGTGTTCTACTTTCGCCCATAGGTGCTTGTTTTAAGAGTTGAATAAATTTTGCTCTTGTATCAGCATTTACCTCATTAAAAACAATATCTGGACAACCAGGTTTATTTAAAATAATCTCTTTTAATTTTATCCCTTGTTTAGCATCTTCTTTTGGTTCAAATTTTAAAACTATTTTTTCTATTAATTTTGCTGGTTTAAATTGATCTACCGATAAGCCTATATCTTCTATAAAATTCTCTATTGTATTTTGGAATGTATCAATTAAATTGGCCTCTGTATCTAAATTAAGAAATACAGATGGTCCTGGCTCACCATTATCAGTTAATTCTACTAATTTTCCACCTTCTAAAGTAGACCAACGTTGTAGTTGTTTGTGATAAAATCTAAATGCCTTATTGACTCTTCGAAAGAATGGCTTAAAGTCATCGCCATTAATTGTAACTTCCAAATCTGTTTGAAAGATTGTTTTTGGTTCTGTTATTGCTTTATCGGGGCAACGGTCTAAATATTCTACGGGTATTGAAATTAAAATTCTTGATTGTGCTTTTTGTTGAATTGGAATTCTAAATTCGTATTCTGTATATTGTAGGAGTTCTTCAACTACATTTCTCTCCTCAGAAACTAATTGATATCCTGGAATTGGGTTTGGGATAACTGGGATAAATGCGGATAGTGCAACGGCCTGTTCGCCGGCAGGTCCACCTATCACTTGAGCTATTGTATCTCCTGCTCCCTCTTTACTATCATTTTCAACATAATAATAAACAGTTGCTATGTCAGATTTATTATAATAATCTAAAATTAAACGAATACCTTCTGCCTTTTTCGAAAGAATATAAGCTGGATTATTTAATTCTGTATAATCTGGTCCTTCTAATATTGGTGAAGGGACGGTCAAAACGATACTTTGTAAACACCTTTTTCCATCAAAGAAAACTTCACCATTTTCCATCAAGGTAAAATCAGGGACATAAGCAAATGGGTTTTCTTGACAAATCGGACAAGGTTCTGGTTCTTCTCCTGGGATAAGCGGGTCACATTCTAGAAATTTGAAAGCTTCTATGGCCGTTTCCGAACCAGCCATAGGTGCTGCGCTCCGTGCTGGTGGTCTCTGTTTCTCATTATCGCCTTTCGGATTTCCAAGAAATTCTTGTGCTTTTTTTCTTAAACTCTTCTCTGCTCCTCTGTTTGCTATATTTAAACTCTCATCCCCAGCAAACGCTTCGAAGCTTTCCCTACCTTGATTATTTTTCTTTTTAGCCATGGTTTAATTTGTCCTATTATGTTTGCTGTTTATATAAGCAGCGGAGCCAGATTTTAAATAATCGCCCGTTACACCTATAATATCTATTCTATGTTTATATAATTCTCCACCAATTGTTCTTAATCTTGTTTGAATATATGTTAACCATGCTTCTACCCAAGGTGAATTATCTACTATTTGTATTGATCCGGCTGGTGTAGCAACACCAGCCATTGGTTGTGAAACCGCAAAAGTTAATAAATTCGTTAAGTTAACAACATTGTTTATTTTAGTATTCAACACCATAATTAGTTCATTCATCTTTTCTAAACATTCTTCTAAATTATAACCTTTTGGAATAGGTTGTAAATAGAATCTTTCATTTTCTGTTAGTTTTTTTCCAATTGGTAAGATAGATTCTTGTTGAATATCTATATTACCAGCTATTAAATCAATACCATAAATTACATCTTTTTTACCATCATTTGCTAGTCTTGCAGTTGTGCCGCCTGTAACTAATTTAATTCCCTTTCTTGCCATGATTCTTACTGAATCTGCTTTCATACCAATCGCGGAATCAGCTATTGAATTCCCTACGGAACCTTCAGCGATATCAAAATAATTATCTATATCGCATCTTTGAGAAATAAAAATTCTTGCTGCATCTCCTGGTTTATCTGCTCTCATTGAACCAAAGTTTTTATTAGCATATCCTGCTATTCGTTTTCCTGTTTTGTCCTCTGAACTTCCTGCTCTAGCGTCAAAACCTTGTAAACCAACTATTATATCTATTGCTGATGATTTAGTATGTCCTTTTCCACCATATCCAGTTTCTACACCGATATTCCTATCTCTGCCAAATACTATAATAGAATTAGTTTTTCCTTCTCTCTGGTCAAAACTAGGAATAACAATTTCATTATCTGCTTTATTATATTCTGGTGTTATTTCTGGCTGTAGAGTATTACCAGGGCCAGATGTTATATTTTTGGCTAAAGAATCTTCTCTTGGTTCTATATCCGGACGAGATATTGTAGTATTTATTGATTCTGGAAATATACCCCCTCCTGCGTCTGCTAATTGTTCTAAACTATTATCAGATGAAAGCGATTCATCCATAATCGCTTCTGCTACTTTTATTTCTTTTTTACTGGGCTCTTGTCCAGACCATATATTTGGATCATTATTAGACATTTATTTATACCTTGCTGGTTAACATTCAAATTCTTCATCTTCTTCATGAACTCTATATTCCCAATGCCAAGGCTCTCCTGGTATGGTATAAAAACCAAAGTTTCTAGCATTTTCAATAAGCCAGTTATTTTGTGGAGTTCCATAGTCATTAGCACCGTCGCCTAAATCTACAGCTAGCGCCCAACCATGATTAGAGGTACCAGGTTTAGCAGCAAGTCCGCCTTCACTATATAGACCCTTTTCCTCGGCTAATCGTACTTGTGCTTCATATGTTCTATATGAGTCAGTTATACTCCAAGATATTCCATCGTTGTTGGCGGCCTGTGTCATTCTTCCATAGGCTTCTGCGGCGCCTTTTTGTAACCTATGACCATTTCCAATACTGGTTAAAATACTCGTGTCCAACCTTCCGTTTTGTATACTAGCTTGTTTTAAGCGTTTAACACAAAGATTAGGTTTATCTGGAGCTAGGGCTTCTTTGAGCTTATCTGGAGTCAGAGGCCCCGTGGTCACGCTATTACTATTATTTACTGCTGCGGCGGCGGCGGACGCCTGTGATGATTCTCTATCTTCTATTTCAGCTTTAACTATTTCTACTATTATACCATCTGTAAAATTTGAATTTGTATATTTGACTTTAACAATAGAACCTTT